TCATGGAACTAGTCATAGACAATCCAAAACCCGCCAAGGTGGGGGTAAAGAAAAAGAAGCTTGTGGGAGCTGTAAAACCACGGATCATGAGCATTCCTCTAAAGGGAAAATCCCGGGGCCAAGAATTTGCAGAGTTTGCTGAGAAATGTGGCTATCCATTGTTCCCCTGGCAGAAATTCATTGCCAATGACTTTTTAACCGTGGATAGTGATGGATCTTTCAAGCGCAAAACCGTTGCGGTCATTCTTAGCCGTCAAAATGGCAAAACCATGCTTATTGCTCTCAGGATACTTTTTGGCTTGTTTGTGCTAGGTGAAAAATCCGTTGTGGCAATGTCGTCTAAGCGCGGCATGGCTGAAGATACATTCCGCAAGGTTTGCTCAATTATTGAGGCCAATGAATTCTTAAGGAGCCAAGTCAAGCTTAACCGTGGTGAAGTTGGCTACCGGGGCAATGGCAAGGAGCACCTAGATTTACTCAATGGAGCGCGTTATGAAATCGTGGCCGGAACCAGTGACGGCGCACGCGGCAAATCGGCCAATCTCCTTTTCGTTGATGAGCTGCGTTACATCAGTGAAGAAGCCTGGGCAGCGGCTAAACCAATTACCATCGCAATGGGTAACAAGGCTCAGACATATGTTTGCAGCAACGCCGGTGATGCATTCAGCCATGTGCTCAATGACTTGCGAGATAAGGCCCTTTCATATCCATCGCCGACTTTAGGCTGGTATGAGTATTCCGCGCCTCAACACGCAAAACCTACAGATCGTGCAGCTTGGGCGGCAAGTAATCCAAGCCTTGGCATAACAATCACAGAATCGGGCCTTGAAGAAGCTTTGTCAGTAATGCCCATGGAAAAATTTTTGCCTGAACATATGTGCATGTGGGTTTCCTCTCTCAGCAGCCCTTGGCCAATCGGATCATGGGAGGCTTGCGCCGATAGCACGCTTTCATTGCCAATTGGCCCTGACACATTTTTTGCATTTGATGTGGCCATATCAAAACGCACTGCAACTTTGGTTGCTGGTCAATATCTCCCGAACGGAAAAATTGGCGTTGGTATCATGGATCAATGGCGTTCTGACACGGCAGTGGATGAGCTGCAAATTGCGGCCGACATAAAAACCAAGTGGGTTGATAAGTATTTCCCGCGCATGATTATGTTTGACCATTACTCAACGGCCAGCATTGCCGCAAGATTAGCGGCAAGTGGTTGCAGAATGGTTGATGTGTCGGGGACGGCGTTCTATCAGGCTTCAGGGGATTTCTTGGATGCCATCGTTAACAATCGCATTGTGCACATGGGCCAAGAATCTCTCGATACGCAAATGAACGCATGTGCGGCTAAGACTAATGACAGTGGATGGAGAATCGTGAGAAGGGCCAGTGCCGGGGATGTCTCAGCTCCAATCTCTCTTGCCATGATTGTCCACAAAATGCAGGAACCCGTTTCAACTCCAATGATTGTTGCAGGCTAGACACGCCCAAAATCCCAAATGACTTGAATGTCCGTTTTAGGTGCTATGGGGCTATTATCCGCCTATGGGTATTTTGTCGGCATTGCGATTAGTCAAAGATGATTCAGACACGCTTAAAAGTCAATACAACCCGGCGGTAATGAATTCCGGTTATGGCGTTGGCGCATGGAGCGATTATGGAATGGGCTTTGATTACGCCGGCATTGATCTAAATTCTGCAATGCAGGTTCCAACGGTTTCAAAATGCAGGCAATTAATCTGCGGAACAATCGCCGGAATTCCACTTGAGTTATACAACAAGACAACAGGTGAAGAATTAGGTTCTCCAGTTTGGTTGGAACAACCTGATATTCGTCAACCGCGTTCTGTCACTATTGCTTACACAGTGCAATCATTATTGTTCTATCAAATCGCTTATTGGGAAGTCACCGCGACTTATTCTGATGATGGAAGGCCAGCGCGTTTTGCGTGGGTTGCAAATGAAAGAGTTACACCAAAACTCAATGCGCGTAACACTGAAGTTGAATATTACACAGTTGACAATGAAGTGCGCCCACAAAATGGCATTGGCTCGTTAATTACATTTCAATCATTACAACCAGGAATTCTTGCTACTGGTGGCCGCACTATTCGTGCAGCTTTAGATTTAGAAAAAGCCGCTGCGATAGCTGCACAAACTCCAATCCCATCAGGGTTCTTAAAAAATACCGGTGCAGATTTGCCGGAAGCACAAGTCCAAGGAATTCTTGCAAGTTGGAAACAAGCTAGAAATTCGCGTGGCACTGCATTTCTCACTAGCACTTTGGATTATCAAACAACATCATTTTCACCTAAAGACATGATGTACGCCGAAGCCAAACAAGATTTCAGCACGGAAATTTGCAGATTGATGAATGTTCCGGCATACATGGCAAGCGCAGATGCCAATAAAAGTATGACATATCAAAATGTTCTTGATGCCCGAAAAGAATTTTATGCGTACACACTTGCTCCTTATGTTTGCGCTATTGAGGACAGACTTAGCATGAATGACATCACTAGTTCACAAAATGTGGTGCGTTTTGCAAGCGATGAAACATTTTTGCGTGCTGATGCAACGGCACGCTTAGCAGTAATTGAAAAGATGTTGCAATTGCAATTAATTACATTAGACCAAGCCAAGATGATGGAAGATCTATCACCGAACGGAGATGCATCATGAAGTTAACCTTTAGCACGCCAATCCAGGCGGCTGATACTGAACGCCGAATTATCTCAGGCAAAATCATGGAATATGGGGCCGTTGGCCATACTTCAGTTGGCGCAGTTGTCTTTGAGCTCGGTTCAATACAGATCCCATCACCAGGCAAAATTAAGTTGCTTGCGCAACACAGGCCCGATGATCCAATTGGCCGGGCTCAATCTTTTAGCAAAGACGGTAATTTTCTTTTTGGTTCATTTAAGGTTTCTAGCAGCTCAAAGGGCACAGACTATTTGACCCTTGCTGCTGAAGATTTAGTCAGTGGGCTATCCGTTGGGGTGGAAGTGATTGCATCTCAGCCTACTGACAATCACCTTTTAGTAACAAGCGCGAGACTCGTTGAAGTCTCCCTTGTGGAATCACCGGCATTCGAAAATGCGAATGTCACTAGCGTTGTCGCAAGTCAAGCAGAAATCGAAGCGGCAAATACAACAAGCACAAGCACTAAAACAACTACGATCAATACGACAATCGTTGAGGTCGAAACCGAGACAGAGAGTGAGGATGTCATGACGACAGCCCCAGATAATACAGCCCCAGAAACTGCGGCAGAGGCTCCCGTTGTGGATGCCTCACGCCCAGTTGTTTCAGCATCTTACATTGTTGGCGAAGTTCGCTCACCAATTAAGACACAAGCACAATATCTTGAGCACGCAATCAAAGCGAAGATGGGCAATGACACATCACGCGATTACATTCGTGCAGCAGATGCACAAGCAAAAAAGATTGAAGCAGCTAATGACAGCTTCACCACTAATCCGGCATTTTCTCCGACACAATATGTTTCAAGCGTTATTGATACATCAGTTATGTCACGCCCAACAATTGATGCACTAGGTGGAGCACGCGCACTTGCACCATCAGGCATGACAATTGCACATCCAAAAATTACAACCAATGCAACAATCGGAACCGTTGCTGAAGGTGCATCAACTGCTGCAACTCAGATTGTTTCCAGTTATGTAAATGCAACAGTTGTTAAACTGGCCGGGACACAAATTTATTCGACTGAGCTCCTCGACAGATCAGATCCCAGCTTTTATTCTGCAATGTACGAAAACTGCTTGCGCGCGTACGCCAAGGCATCTGATGCCGCGGTCATCGCCGAGATTGTTTCAGGTGGAACACAGGCATCAACACAAGCTGCAACAATTGCAGGACTTCAGGCATATGTTGCGCAAGCTGCACCAGCCGTTTATGCAGCAAGCGGAGAAACTGCAACTGCATTTATTGCAGGAACATCAGTATGGTCACTCCTAATTGGATCACTAGATACAACTGGTCGCAGCATTTTCAATGCAGCTTCACCAATGAACGCAAATGGCCAATCAACTCCACGCGGATTGCGCGGAGATATGATGGGCTTAGATCTATGGGTTGACCAAAACATGGTTTCAACAACAATTGATGATTGCGCTTTCATTGTTAACCCAATGAGCATTGCAGTTTACGAGTCACCAAAATTGACACTTTCAGTCAATGTTGTTGCTACTGGTGAAATTTCCACAATGCTCTATGGTTATTTTGCGACAAAGACACTTGTTTCCGGTGGTCTGCAACGCTTTAACCTAACCTGATAAAACCCTAAGCCGCTTACAGGGCTAGGAGGCCCTGGCCCTGTAAGCCTTATCAAAGAAAGGAATGATGATGGCCGCAACTTATGTGACTATGCAAGAATTACGCGATTCACTGGGAATTGGCACGCTCTATTCAGATGCCACAGTTGAAGAATGTGCTCAGACTGCTCAAGATCTCATCAATTCATTTCTTTGGTTTAACACTGCACCAGTGGTTGCAACCGGGCGTTCAGCAAATGTTGCGACATGCATCATTGCTAATCCAGCGCAATTTGTTGTTGGTCAGTTGATTACAATTACAGGTTGCGGTTCTAATTACAACGGCGTTAAAACAATTACAAGCACAAGCCCTTATCCATCTTCAGTCAGCGCACCTTATCTTCCAAGTCGGTGGGTTTATCCCCTTGGATATCAATACATTCAATTTGCAAATGTCGCTGCTGATGAATTAATTCATTTGGTTCAACCTTATGGATTAATGGCCGGCCCTGATGATAAAACCGCAACATATGCTCAAACAGCAGCAATCCGTTCCGCAGCAATGATTTTGGCAACAAACATTTGGCAATCCCGACAAGCTACACAAAACGGTGGAATGGGTGTTGATGGATACGCGCCGAGCCCATTCAGAATGTCGAACACACTTATGGCCAGTATCAGAGGCCTCCTAGCTCCGTATTTGTCACCCGCAGGAATGGTCGGATGAAAGATGCCACCAGTCGCACTGACAACACTTCGCACAACGATAGCGGCGGCTTTAGCCAATGCCGGTGTGTGGTCAACCTTCAGCTTCCCGCCCCCAGTAATTCTTGCCAACTCAGTGATAGTTGCGCCGAGTGACCCTTATTTAGTTCCGTCAAATAACTCACAAGCTTCAATTGCTTGCATGGCAAACTTTAAAATTATCATGACCGTGCCGTATCTAGACAACCAGGGAAACTTGAACGGCATTGAAAGCACAATTGTGGCCGTGTTCAACAAACTGGCTTCATCAACTTTAGTATTCAACATCACCGGTGCTTCAGCTCCTTCAGTGTTGGATGCACCGAGTGGGCCCATGCTTACATCGGACTTTTCAATAACCGTATTAACCACTTGGTCATAGGAGATAAAATGAGCGAAACAAACGCAGAGAATTTGGCCTGGCTTGTCAAAGTCGGTCAGATCAAGGATACAAAGGCTGCTAAGCCAACGACAACAGAAAACGAGGAATAACACATGGCAATCTATCTAAACAACAATGTTGGCGTGAAACTTGCAACCGCAGCCGCGCCAACAGTTCCATCAATTGACATCTCATCTTATGTAAGTGCAATTACATTGACGCAAATTGTGGATGAGCTTGAGGTCACGACAATGGGCGATCTTTCTCATCGTGTGGTTGGTGGGCTCCAAAGCGCAACTTTACAAATCGACTTTTTCAATGATTGGGCAGCCTCAGCAGTTATGACAACCCTTAATGCTGCATTTGGTACTACTTTGGCAGTTTCAATGATTACAGTCAAGGGAACCGCAGTAAGCGCAACAAATCCGACTTATCAGTTCTCAATTTTTGTCAACAACCTGACCCCAGTGGGTACAGGCGGCGTTGGCGATGAAGCTGCATCTAGCATCTCATTTACAGTAAATACAACAGTCACTGTTTCAACATCAGTGGCATTCTAAGGAGCAAAAAATGGCACGCTTGAAAATCACCAGGGCCTCAGGGGATGTGATTGTTCCAATCACCCCTTTGGTTGAATATGCGTTCGAGAAGTACACGGGCAAAGGAATTCACAAGCAATTTCGTGACGAGGAAAAACAGAGTGACATTTACTGGTTATGTCATAACGCGCTTTCTCGCATTGAGGTGCTGCCACCTTTTGGCGAAGAATTCTTGTCAACTTTGATTTCAGTCGAAGTTATGGATGACGAGCCCGCAAAAAAATAGAACGGGGAAGTTTCACCTACCTAGTGGCCTCACTAGCGGTGGAGCTTAAAATAAGCCCCAATGAAGTTTTAGATCTTGATGAAAGAATGTTCAAAGCCGTGCTTCAGGTACTAAATGACAGAGCGAAGGAGAGGGCCCGTGCCACTAAACATAACAGGCGTTGAACCCACTTTGAAGGCCATGCGTAAGTTTGACCGAGACTTAACCAAGCAAATGAATATTGAAATCAAAGCTGCAATGATAACAATTCGTGATAAAGCCCGTGGTGATGTGCCACAGGGATTTCCAACATATCTTTCAGGTTGGGAAAAGCGTGGCAAGGTACAGAGCCAAGCCGTGTTCAATACCAGTGGCCGGGTACGCAAATTTCCTCTTTTCGACACTGCGGAAGTCAAGGCCGGGATTGTGTACCGTCAGGGAAAAAGTATTCAGAATCGTCAGGGCTATCGCGCTCAGTATTATGTGCGCAACAATTCAGCAGCCGGAGCGATCTATGAAACTGCGGGCCGTAAGTATCCAAGCGGCCAACCATGGGTCGGACCAAAGGGCGGTGGCATAGATGTCAGCCGTTCGAACAATCCTGATGCAGGTAAGTTATTTATTGGTGCAATGGGTTCACTTTACGGGAAAGGGTTTGATCGCGGCCGTTTGATATTCAAGGCTTGGGAACAAGACCAAGGAAAAGCAACTTTGGCCGTGACTACTGCAATTGATAAAGCCGTCAAGATATTCAACGCTTCAGGTGGTGCCGGCAATAAATCCGGCTATAAGTTGGCCTCATAATGCCAAATTTATTAGTTAGTGCAACCACTCGGTATGACCCAAAAGGATTAAACCAAGCTAAAAAGCATATAAGTGCATTTGATAAAACACTGAAAACCCTTGGCAAAACATTTGCCGGAGTATTTGCTGCTCAAAAGATTTTGCAATTTGGCAAAGCATCAGTCATGGCATTTGCAGCAGATGAGAAAGCTGCACGATCCCTTTCAAACACGCTAAAAAATGTTGGGGCGCAATACGCTGCAACCGGTGTTGAAGATTTTATTGGCAAGCTGCAAAAAACAACGGGCGTGCTCGATGATAATTTGAGGCCGGCTTTACAAATTTTATTGACCGCCACGGGAGATGTTACAAAGTCTCAGGATGCCCTAAACCTTGCTTTAGACATCAGCGCAAACACTGGCAAAGATTTGAGCGCGGTCAGCACCGCATTAGCCAAGGGTTTCCAAGGCAACACAACGGCACTTGGCAAAATGGGCGGAGCAGTCTCTAAGGCTACTTTGGCCACAGGCGACATGAACAAAATTACGGCTGAATTGACTGCAAAATATAAGGGTTCAGCTTTGACCGCCATTGGCGGTTATTCAGGGCAAATGGCCAAGCTTGGTGTTGCTTCAGCCAATGTCAAAGAAATTATTGGAAAAGGTTTACTTGATGCACTTTCTCAACTGGGCGATGACAATAGTGTGCAAAACACTGCTGATGCTATGGAAACATTGGCGCAAAACACCGCCGAT